TGGAATTGCAGCAGATAAAAAAGTAGAGTGGGCTACATATCGTCAGGAGTTGAGAGATCTTCCAGCAACTGTTACAGCAGCTAGTATTGCATTTAAAGCATTAGCAGACGATCCAAACCATTCTTCTTGGCCAACAAAACCATCTTAGGGTAAGGCAACATGGTACTCAGGAATGTCCCAAAGACTTTCACCTTTGAAGAACAAAGGATAGAAATTAATGAGATCGCTCAAGATTTAGTAGTTCTTGAGAATCAGATAGCTAATATAAATGCAACTGGTCTTGCGTTAACAGATTTTTCAGTATCAGTTCAAGGAGCTGGTGTTTCTAATCTTGTTTATAATGACACTACAGGTATATTTTTATATACTCCACCAGATTTAAGTTCTTATTTACAAAGTGAATCTGATCCAGTATTTACATCTCATCCGTCTTTTGGTATTACTGCTCAGAATATAACTGATTGGGGAGCTACAAATACTTTAGTTACTAATAACCATGCTACTTGGAGTAGTGCTTATGGATGGGGTGATCATTCATCAGTTGGATATTTAACTTCTAATATTATACCTACAAGTGATACTCCTCCTGCATCTCCAGTGGATGGAACATTGTGGTGGAATTCTGATGATGGAAACTTAAAAGTTTATTATGATGATGGTAATAGTTTTCAGTGGGTTGATGCCTTACAAGAACCTCCAGCAGCATCTCTCTATTTAAATGATCTTATTAATGTTCATCCTACAGCGACTGTTGATCATGGTGATGTATTAAAGTGGGATGGGTATCAGCTGCTGTGGGTTCCTTCACCTGATTTACAATCAGCTGGTATTCAGTATACTGATCTATCTGTTTCAAATCCACAACCTCCTGCTTTATTAGGTGGACTATCATATGATTTCAATGATGGATCATTTACATATACACCACCAGATTTATCTGCTTATTGGGTAACAAATAATGCTAAGATTCAAAACTGGGATACAGCATTTAGTTGGGGTAACCATTCCGTTCAAGGATATATTAATGGAATTGGAAGCTTCTCAATAGGAGCATTATTGGATGTTGAAATCACATCTACACCAAGTGTTGGAGATGGTTTAGTATGGGATAATGTTAGTAATAAATGGAAACCAGGTGCAGTTGGTGGAGGTGGTGGACAAGGTGGATTAAGCCAATCTCAAGTTCGTGCTTCTATTGATGTTGTAAAACCAAATCCAACAGCAAGTGGATCTGGAGATCTTACATATGATAATAATAGTGGTGAGTTTACATTTACTCCACCAAATTTATCTCCTTATTTAACATCCTTTACAGAGTCAGATCCAGTTTTTACTGCTTCACCTGCTTATAATATTACTAGTAATAAAATTACTAATTGGGATGCTGCTCATGGCTGGGGTGATCATAGTACTGAAGGATACTTAACTTCATACACAGAGACTGATCCAGTATATGCTGCTTCTGCTGCTGCAAATGTTACTTCAACTAAAATCAGTAATTGGGATACAGCATATGGATGGGGCAATCATGCTAGTGGTGGATATTTAACTTCACTCGGTGATGCTGCTGGTGTCACTTCTGCTAAAATAACTAATTGGGATGAAGCACATGGTTGGGGTGACCATAGTACTGAAGGATACTTAACTTCATATACAGAGACTGATCCTACTGTACCTAGTCATGTAAAGAGTATTACTGCTCAAAATATAACTGATTGGAATGCTAAATCAGATGTTTCATCATTGGATGATCTTAGTGATGTTGGTACTTCTGGGGTAGGTAATGGTGATGTATTAAAATATAATGGCAACTCGTGGGCTCCTGCTGCTGATGAATCTGGTGCTGGAGGATTTCCATCGGGAACGGTAATGTTATTTCAACAGAGTTCAGCTCCTACTGGATGGGTAAAGAATACTAGTGCTAATAATAATAGTGCTTTGAGAATTGTAACTGGATCTGCTAGTACTGGTGGTTCTGTTGATTTTACTACTGCTTTTGCAAGTAGGACTCCTTCTGGTACTATTACAAATTGGAATGTATCAAGTGAATCTCCTGGTGGTAGTCTTACCAACTGGAATGTATCAAATGAGTCAACAGGAGGATCTGTAGGTAGTCACACACTATCAATTAGTCAGATGCCTTCTCATCAACACAGACCTATACAAGCTTCTACTGTTCAGTCTTGGGGTGTTAAAGGTGGCACTGATGCATATGCTCCTGCTTATTCTGGTAGTGTATTTACTAACAATGCTGCTGATACATCACCAGAAGGAGGAGGTGGTAGTCATAATCACAGCTTTACTGGTGGTTCACATAACCACAATGTTAGTGCTAGTTTTAGTGGAAATAATCATGATCATGATGTCAGTGCTAATATTAGTATGAATGCTATGAACTTTCAGGTTAAATATACAGATGTAATATCTGCTGCAAAATCCTAGTATAAATAAGAATATCGTTATTATTTGTTATTATGCAACCAGCAGATTTAAGAACCGAATTTGAGAAGCAACTCAAAGATGCTGATTCTAAAATTGCAGCAGCAGAAAATACTCTGAGAGGTCTTCAGGAGTATAAAATCAAATTACAAGGTGGATTAGAAACATTAGAGCTTCTTAATCCTTCAGAACCAAAACCAACAGTAGAGGATTCAACTCCACCGATTCCTCCTGCTACACCAATAAATCCACCAACGGAATAAATAAAAATTAGTCTAGGATATATCAATGGCAGCAATCCCTTTAAATCTATTACTGGAACGAGGAACGGATTGGGATGCCACCTTTAATATCCAGAATGAAGATAACACAACACCTCTTAATCTAACTGGTTACACAGCAGAAGCTAAGATGAAGAAGAGTTATTATTCTTCTACTTCAACTAGTTTTATTGTTGATTTTGTTGATCGTTATAATGGTATATTGAAGATTAGTTTAGCAAATACTACAACTGCTTCATTAGACCCTAGACGATATGTTTACGATATAGTTTTAACCTCTCCACAGAGCATTAAAACTAGAGTTATAGAAGGTATTGTTGAAGTAACTCCTGGGGTCACATAATGCCTAATTATAACGTAGCGGTAAAAACTTCTAACTACAACGTTCTTTCTGAGCCCCAGAAGAAATATAATGTTGGAGTTAATTATGAAATACCCAGTAAATATCTTCAGTATGGTAATGAAATACTTACTACATCTGGATGGGTATTTGATGGTACTACTACTGGATTCCCATTAGTTGATGCTAGTGGAGATCCATATAGTCCTACTAATGACCAACAGTTAATTGTTACTATTAATGGATTGGTTCAAGTTCCTGGTATTGATTACACTACTAGTGGAACTAATATGGTGTTTACAACACCGCCATTATCTACGGATAATGTTTATGTTGTAGGTTTAGCAACAACTGCTGATCTTACACGAACTATTAATTTTGTTGTTGACGCTGGTTCCGCACCAATGTCATCAGGAATTAAAGGTGATATGACTTTAGACGTTACTGGTAAAGTTATATCTTGGATGATTATTGCTGACCAAGATGGTCAGATCCAGTTTGATATTCATAAATCCGACTACGCAAACTATCCCAATTTTGCGTCTATCTGTGGTAATGAAAGACCGCAATTAGGTGACATTACTACGGGAGCTGCCGCAAGGATAAATAGAAATACTACGATAGCATCGTGGAGCCCAACTTTAAACTCAGGAGACATTCTTCAGTTTGAAGTTGTGTATGCACTAAATATACAAAGGTGTACCGTTTCAATGAAGCTGGCACTTTGATAAATAAATAGTAACATAGGAAAAACAACGAGGAGATACTTTAGATGGCACTTCTAGTCACCGACCAGGGTGAAATTGATTCACTCCGTACCTTATTGAATGCGACCCATCAAATTCCAAGGAATTTGGTTCTGAAATTGTACACAAGTAACACCACTCCATCTGAGTCGGATGTTCCATCTGCTGCAAATTATTTTGAGCCATATAACGCAAGCAATAGTAGCGGATATGGTTCTGCACCTACAACTGGTTATCCTTTGTGCGAGAACAACAGAACAGAGGAAGATCAAGATTTTGATGAGCAATACGGAATTCTCTTGAATGGTAATCGTTGGTCAATTGCAACTACTGTTAACGCAGTTGCGACAACAAATGCCACTGGTACATCTGGTACATACGCAATAACAGTTGATTCCTCTGCTGACATTAAAAAGGGTGACTATGCAGAAGGAGCTGGCATTCCTACAAATACCTATGTTGTTGATATCCAAGGACAAGATCTTGAACTTAGTCAGCAATTAACTGCTGCTCTTTCCAACACAGCAGTTTCATTCGGTAGAGGACGTTCTACCGCTTCCTATCCTGAAAAAGTTTTCACATTTACATCTGCTGCTGGTAGTGTATATGGTTACTTCTTAGCACGTGCAAACAACATGCCAGTTAGCATTCATGGCGTTGTTGATGCTGGTGCAGCTACTGCTGGAACTCAAATTGCCAAGACAGGTACTAAGGGAGTTATCGGTTACGATTATATTAACCTCCTTGATGTTGATTTAACTCCAACAATTACTGCTGGTGCTGTTGGTACATTTGAAATTGCAGTTGATTCTGCTACTAACATTGCTGCTGGTCAGCGTGTATCTGGTACAGGTATTGCTGCTAACACAACTGTGGTTGGTGTTTCTGGTACTACTGTTTACTTGAGTAAAGCACTTACAGGTGCTGCTTCAGGTACTGGAACATTCAAAGTTAATGTTGCTGAAGACTTAACTGTTGGAATGATAGTTTCTCAGACAGCAACTCCAAATGGTATTGCTGCAAACACAACAGTTACTGGTATTGACTACGAAACAGTTAGTGGTGAAATTGGTCCTCGTGTTTACCTAAGTGAGGTACTTGTAGATAACATTCAGGTATCAAATGGTAACGACCAAGTTAAGTTTGACTTCTCTAAAGTTACTGCTACAGGACACCAGTTAAATGTTGGTGATGTAATCTATGTTGCTCAAGGTACTACAAGTACAATTGGAGCTGCTCATTACACAATCTTTGAGACTCCTGATGCTAATACATTTACCACAACACCTGCTCTACAGGGAACTGGAGATGTGACACTTTACAGTAGTATATTCTTCGCAGAAAGATTTACAAACGGTCCTTATGCCATTCAGAACAATGGTGACCAGATCAAGGTTACTCTCAACGTCAGCCTAGACTGATTATACATAGAGTACACCCAGTCTATATTCTTTACTTTGTGGGGGTTGCATTTTGCAATCCCCTTTTTTATTGAATTATGTTCTATACTTACGAGTCAGGAGGAAGAGTCTCTAGACCTATAAGTGA